TGTGAACTGACACGCCCAAATTGGACCACCAGCACCGCCAAAGTCGTTCGTATAAGTCAACAATAGACCAGTACTTGATGATGCAGTAAAGGTATTAGATGAGATAATCGTCTGAAGGGTAGTAGTAGTCGTAGTCGTAATAGGAACATACGCAAGAACGTCTACAAGCATAAGTACAGCCGGAGCAGTCGTTACAGCGGCTGAATAAACTGAGGCATTAAGTATCTGCTTCACACTCGGGGAGACGTCACCGCCATGCAGAATACCTGCACCAGTCGTTGGTGAGTAGTCAAACATCGACTGCATCACTAGATTCGTACCGGTACCGTAAATCGTAGCAGCACCGGGATTACCAGCACCACCGAAGAGATCGTACCACTGACCAGCAGCCTGAGCAGTCGTAGGAAGTGCGTTCTTATTCCAATCGGCTCTCCAGCGTTGTCCAGCAGACATCGCGGAAATCATTTGGTCCATACTTTGAATTGCCATTTAACCCCACACTGATTGAATCATACCGTGAAAGACAGAACCAGATAGGTTACCGTTCGGTAGACAAACTAAATTAAGATATGCATCATCTTGGATTACAGGGACAGAGCCACCAGCATCCATAAAGAATACTTTTTCAACAGGAGCATCAATAGTCCTGAGTTGAAAACTTGCTGTCGGATAAACAAGAGCCATAGAAATAAGGCCAACATCAACAGTGGTGAAAAGAATCCCATCCATCGATCTTACTCCGGTATCACCGGTTTGAAGCTGTAGAAAAGGAGACGACTGAAGATTCGCTGTTGCATTAGGAATCATTACTGTCCCGTTTACAACCTGAGTCGAAGCAATCACCTGAGTCGTCCAACGATTAGGAACCCCATCTTGATTCGTATACTGTACGAAATACACCGGAGTACCTGAATGGGCCGCGACTACTACTGGCATCAACTGGAGTCCTTTATTCAGACTCGGGGATACTGTAGAAGTAGTAGATTGCAGAGACAAAGAAGTAAGAGTAACTGTATCACCATTGCTATTACCTGTAAGCCCGAACTGAAAGCTCACTGTACTTGACTTAGCAATGAAAGAAAATGATCGAGTAACGCCTAGAAAGTTCTGATTAATATTAGCTGTATTGCCGTATGTGAATGAGAACATATCACTCGCACCGGCTGTATTAGAAGAAGCGACGTTTACTTGAAGACTTCCTGATGCAGAGGACATTGAAGAGATATTGAATTCACAACGATACGTCTGACCTACAGTTACTGCGACACTGGTTTGTCCGGCCCACGCAGCGGCAGCCGAAGCTGTCATAGTAATAGCATTACCGGGATTTGATAATGAACAGTTAGCAATAGCAGTAAAACCAGTCGTGCCTGATACAGGAACTTGAGTCAGTATTTCAGAACCAAACGTAGCTGTACTAGATGCATACCAACGAGACGGAGGAGTCGTCTGAGTCATTGGTTGAACACCGCCAGTGCTTTCATCTAAGAATGGATAGAACCCCACCATGTCATATAAGACAAAGAAGGAAGGGATTGCAGCAGCAGTTGTATTAAGAATACTAAGTTGTTTCAGTAATTTTGTACTTGGTGAGACATTCATACCGACAGGAAGGCCATACGATAAAGAATAAGCTTGTGGTGTATAAGTATTAGGAGTGCCGATATAATAATTAGGAACAGGATTACCCGGAGACATACTCAGATCAAACCAGATATTTGCTCCAGTTGTTTGAGTAGGGGCCTTACGCCAAGTAGCCTGCCATGACTGGCCGTTATTCTCGGCAGTCACCATATCACTGATATTACTTATAGCCATTACTTATCTGATCCGACAGGCACTTCTTCATTATTCATCGTTGAAAAGCCAAAGGCTTCGGCAGACATAGAAGCAGTTACTGGTTTACCAACATGGCTACAATTAAGTATGACATTCCCTTCGTCATCTTGAGACACAGGGGCACCACAGATAGAACAATTTAACATTACGTCTCCGTGACAGTAAGCTGACCAATCGCAAACTGAGGTTGAATCAAGTTAGCTACGGTAAGTGAAGAACTCAATGCACCTTCATAAAGAACTGTGCCTGCACCACTTGAAGCTGTTCCGATAGCTACGTAAGTAATAGTCGCGCCGGTAGCGCCGCATTGTGCGAACTGTGCTAGGGCAGCGTTAGACGTAGAACCAGAAGAGGGAATAGCCCAGCCGGAAGTAGTTCTGACTACAGCAAGACGGACATAGTTTGTATAAGCTGTTTCATTAGTAGTCTGGTTATTGCCAACACCGGGATTAGCAGTATGTAGCGATAGATATAGACTAGTATTAGGTGACGTAGCAGTATTATCCGCAATGTTAGCCCAGTTCGTCGCGTTAAAGACTAAGGCTAAGATGGAGTTACAAGTAGCAGTACTTTTTGGCATAGCAGTCCTTATTTATAATAGATATTGACGATGAATTCAGAGGCACTGACAGAAGTAGTATCATTATCCGCAATACCCCCTGTAAAACAATACCCAATACCATTTGCGAATATCAAACCATTTTCATAACTACGGGCAACACCTGCTCCTGAGGCACCTGCTGGGACCATAAGACGGACCATAGGGGTACCTGCACCGGGAGTAGGAGCAGTAGCTGTGTCATAGATCTTCAGATAACCCATACTTGTAGAGTTATTAAAGATTTCAAGACCATAGATTTGACCACCAGAAGACTTAACTTCTGTTGAATTAGTTGAGTTTGTCATGACTTGTGACGAGATACTCAAACCACCTGCTGTAAGTGGAACAAGGCTTGTTCCTAATGTATCACTAGGCCCATTGCAGACCATTGTTACATAGGGCTTCACTAGTCCATTTAAAGCAGGATTAGGGAGCATTACTTCGCGCCGATTTTATACAGGCGGCTCATTCTATCTGGACGGCCCGGATTATTCCGAGTATTGAGCTTCTTTGCTCCATCCTTAGGATACTCAGCACCGACGATATTGTCTTCTGCTTCTTCGTTCTCTTCGTTCTCTTCTTCTTCGTCTTCACCAGACATATAGCAAATCTGGAGTTCTACACGACAGTGTGAACCGGACTCTAGATCCTGAGAAGATACCGAAGTAACCTTAGCAAGGGCGTGAAGATGAAGCATGTCACCTATTTCTAGGTCATTCTCGTCAACACCGATCTTTTCTAGCTCTTTCTCACATAGAGAAATAGACAGGCCGAATGGGTACTTAGGAGTGCCGAGGGACGGAGACATAGCCTCCGCCTTCTCGTCATCATCCATAGCCATGTCAACCATAGCTGGGATCTTTTGCATTAGGCAAATACACGATAGTTATATACAGAGGTATCCGAAGCAGTGCCCTTGATTGTAAAGCCCGTACCAGCGGTAATTGTATCTACAACAGGAGCAGCACCAACAGTACCACCAACGGTCTTCAAAGTTACTGCAATAACGGAGTTAGCGGTGATTGCGGCATTAGCAACAGTTACCGGGGTAACACCATTCAACGTAACAGTGCCCATCATCGTATACAAGTCACTTACAAGAGGGGAGACTTGACCAGTAGTAAGATTGATATTAGAACGGGGAATTAGTGATTTAATGACAACAGTATCTACCATTGGTTATTCCTTTGAATTATTTTCAGTTTTACCGATAAGATCTTCGCCAGTCTTGTCCGACCCAGCGTGACGAGAGTGCATTTCTTTCATGTCTTTTTCATGACGAGAGTGCATTCCCTTTTGTTCTTCCTGATGACGCTTATGCATCGAACTGCGTTCGTCTTCCTGAGGACTGTTCTTTACTTCACCGTCGTCTTCGGCGGAAGAACCATCTGCACCGGCAGCGGCTTTGTCTCCACCTTTATTCACAGCAACGTCGCCGTCTTCATTACGCTCAAGCTTAGGGGACTTGTCGTACAACTTTGAATGTTTAGCCATTATTATTCCTTACCATACAATTTGCTACGAATCTCTTTAGCTGAGCGAGATTTCTTTTCTTCTGTTTCAGTAAGCGCCTTAACCTTCTTATCGGCCTTGGCAGCTTTAATTACTTTCTTCTTCATAGTTCCACCACTGACTTTCATAACATCAATAAGATTAGGGCTTACCATATATTAACCGAATTTCTTAGGACGACCGCGTCCACGCTTCTCGGCTTGACCAAGCAACGGGATGTCATCACGTAATACAGGTGAGATTGATTCTTTGTGCTTCTCGGCACCCATAACAGCCATTTCTTGGCGTTGGATTGCAGAGGCAAGTTCTAGTGCGCCGTCTAGGGTGCGAGGACGGCCAACATATGGACGACCGGCTTTTTCAGCAGCCTTACGACCTTCATTATCAAGCTTCTCTAGAAGTTCGCTCATTTTAACCCGAGCAGACTCATTAAGAGGCTCCATTTCGATACACGGATCACCATCGAAGTAGATTTCAGAATTCTCAACGTGGAGAGTATCGTCATCGCCATAAAAACCAGCTACGTCTAGAACTCGATAAGCAGGGCGTTCTGGACGTTCAAATTTTTCAGTAGTCATAGAATTAATTGATTCCTTTTAAACCCATCAGGGGTGGCCCGAAGACCACCCCGTCAGGACACATTACACTACGATGTAGTTATTGGCGTACTTGCCGAAGGTGGCAATCTGAGCCGGGTTGACCGCAAGTTCTGCGATAAACGGAGCTGAGAAGGTCGACGCAACGGTATAGGTAAGCTTGTAGAAGCGAGGTAGGACAGTATTCGAATTCAGCGAAGGTAGCGGAATGTCGATTACAGTGCCAGCAACTAGAGCAGTACCAACAAGGGCAACAGTGGAAACAAGGGTCGTGTACGAGCCCTCAGTGCCAGTGCCGCTGTCAGGAGCAGTCTTGACGGTGATGGTTACAGTACCAGCACCAGTACCAGCAGTAGGTACAGTTAGAAGGACATGCGGGATAGCAAGTCCGTCACCGGCACCATAGTCTTCGCCAACGGCAGTATTAGTTGCTGGGAAGCCATTAATGATCTGGGGCAGAGTGCCTACACCAGCGCCAGTGATATCAACGATTACCGATGAATCGGCAGTCGTGGTAACAGTCTGGGCAACGCCAACAGTGGTATTAAACGATAGAGATTGGTCTAAAAACATATGATTTCCTTTCCAGAAACCTTAAACGATACGGGCTTCTGAGTTCGTCAGAGCATCAACCACGCGGATTGGTACATCACGGAACATCAGGACGGGGTCACCGGCATAGTCCTTGCTGGATAGCAGGACGTTACGGTCACGAATTGCCTGAATGTCCATGTACTCACGACCAGTACGGTTTACGTACCAAGCAGGGAGAATACCGGGCACTGGATCATCTGGAGCATCGCTCTCGGTGATGCCAGTTAGACGACGAGAAGCAGTAGGTAGACGAACTACCGCACGGCTCATGATCGCAAACAGGTCAGGAGGAGTAGAACCCTGTAGGCCAGCAGTGGTCGTATCTACGTTAGCGATACGGACGTTATAACGCCAGTCCTTAACACATAGACCAACATTGAACTGGAACAGAGAAGTATAGGCTTCGAAACGATTACCGTTACCATCATACTGGGGAACGATGTCGCCCTTGTCTTCGTACACTAGACCAGCCTGCGAACCCTTCGGGAAGATGCCGAAGCAAGTATGGTCGCCCCAGCCAACTAGCCAGATCGACAGATTGTTCGAACCGGTACCACCAGCGTCAAGGACGTTTACGGCGTTCTTGGCAGTCGAGGTATTAACAGTGTTGTACAGAGGAGCTAGACCAGTGAACTGAGTCGGGTTCGTGGCTTCGTTCGAATAGAACAGAGCGGAAGCGACCTGCTGGGATAGACCTTCAATGTGGGCCATGTCTTCCGAATAACGGAACTTGGCTACATTGCCATTCAGGTTCGCAAGAGTCTTGTCGACAATTGAGTATGCCTGAAGCTGACCAACGGAGAACTGGAACTGAGCAGTTAGTGACTTGCTGGCCTGTACGCCCTGATTAGCTGCGCGCCATGTACCCTGAGGTAGGCCGGTACGGACAGTGACTTTGTGACCAAGAGGTAGATTGCCTTCCTGCCAGATCATGTCCTTCATTACTTCATTGCACTGCGATAGCAGCTCAGCAACGATAGCAATCGAACCATCCGGGTCGGCCCTACGTGCCCAATCAACTAGATTGGGAAATACGTTTTGTGTAAAAACCATGTTATGTCCTTATTGTCTTAGCCATATAAGGCTTTGACTTTTGATTTCGGTTGTGATACAGGCTTAGGAGCAGCGAGAGGACGGCCTTCAGACATGTTCTTACCCGCCGTAGCGAATAGTCTAATAACTGCTAGATTGTTCCCCAGACCCGAACTGTCCATCAATGAACGTAGTTCAGCCTGCTGTTCTTTAGTGCCTCCGTGAGTACGAATAAAAGTACTAGCGGCATCGAGTGTCGTTTGTAGACGATTACCCCCAAATTCAGGGTCCTTAGTCGTCGCTTCACGCCAATCGGTCTTCTGCTGTTCCCAAGCATTGTTGTAATGCTCAGTTAGCTTTTCTACCGCAGCTTTTGATTCGCTGATATACAAGTCGACTAGTTTCTGACCAGTTTCTTGGAGCTTGGCATGATCTGCCTTACCCTCAAGTTCTAATGCTGACAAAAGATTAGTCAACTCACCGACGCGAGTTTCATCAAGGGATACGCCCTCTGGGAAAACAAATGCGTCGTACTTTGGAGGCGGAGCCGGTTCAACGGACTGGCCCCCTTCGTCTTTAGGAGCTTCAGCTTCTGGAGGTGTTTCACCATCCTTAGAAGCCTTGGCTGATTCTTTTACTTCCGGGGTCTCAAGAGCCTCACCTAGCATACTCGGCGCAGGGGCCGGTGCGGGGGCTTCTGGAGCGGGAGCCGGACTATCTGGTACTACCGTACCCACTGGATCAGGAGCCGGTGTAGGGGCTTCTGTAGGCGTTACAACGGAGATTGGAGCTTCTTGGGCAACAGTTTCGACTGGAGTCACTGGGACTGGGGCGACGGGTTCGTCAGCCATTAGTTAATATTTCCTTTATTTTCCGTAATCATATTAAGATATTCTTTGGGAGCAGCGATTTGGATATCTTCCATAATCCTGAGTCCGACGTTCTGTTCTCCGCATGAGAAGGCAGTCCGGTGAGGATCGTCCTTAAAAGGGGTCTGAAAGACTTTACAAAACGTCAGGATATCGTAGAACCATCCCCGACCTTCTGGGTGTTGCATCGCTGCCTGAATGAACTTAAGGCGATCTGCCCTTTTTCGGGCATACTTCTTACGAGCTTTATTGACTTGCTCTTTATCTGAAGTATCATATGCCTCTTCAGCTTGTTCAGATAATTGGTTCTCTAGAACCGAATCAGCCATCGGTCTTGCCTAAGACAGCAGCATTCTTAGCACGTTGGTCAAGGTTAGCGGTAATATCGCTCCAAACCATAGCCTTACTAGTAGCAATAGTCCGACCAGTGTCAGCCATTGTATCTAGGTTCTCTTTGATCTTGATCCAGATAGGACCAGCTTGTTCATCAGAGAAATTAGTAATTCCGTGGGATAGTGTTACGATGCCTTCTAAAATGTCTCGGATATCGAGCCACTTAGGGTTCATCTGAGAGTGGGCCAACTGGTGAGCCGAACCTGCGGCTACCTTTAGTCCATCAATAAAGTCTACGAAAAGATTTAACTTCTTATTTCCTGTAACCAAGAGAAACTCTCCGGCTCTGCTTGCAGACTTCTTGAGGCCATCAATATAGCGATCAAGCATTTCTGCTTCTGTAATAAATAAAGTCATTGTTCTCCTTGTTGTTTATTCAGTATTATAACACACTTAACAGTACATGTCAAGTTATTAAGAGCCACCCATTAATTGAGCAAGGACATCTTGTCCACCGCCAGTATCAATCCCAGATAGAACCTTACCTGCTGGTGCCGCAGCCCCAGCGGCCTGAGCCATACGCTCTGTACGCTGCATCTGCATCTCTTGCTGCTGCTGCTGTGCCTTCTGATTCCTGATACCTGCAACTTCATCCTCTCCACGTAGGATCTTCTGAGGATTACCTAGTAATTCATTATATTCACGGACAACGGCATCGGTATCAATGTTATCCATTGCAGTTGGTACCAGAGGAGCCATAGCGCCTACGATTTGGATCAGACGTTCAATACCACCAGTAGCGGCACCCTTTTGAGCCAGTGCAAGCATCGAGACGAACTCGACGTCTAGTGGAACGCCCTTAAGGCTGTCTGGGGGCTCGTCAATGAGACCCTTACGCTTAAGGATACTATAGATCCTCTTAAGCTTAGGCTTCAGTGACTCAGCAATAAGACTTTCAATAACCGGGCCAAGGACTTGTAGCTTCTCTTGTAGTTTCTGAGCTACTTCATATGCCGTCATACGCTCAGGAGTATTAGCTGAGTTCTCTAGCATCAAGAAGAGGTCGTTGAAGAAGCCCTTCTGAATCCTTTGTTCAATAATCTGGATATTCTGCGACATCGCAGCAATTTCAGGGTTGACCTGATAAATCGGACGGATACCGCCATTCCTTACATCTGAGACGTAAGTAAGGTTACCCGGAAGGGTACTACTTGGCTTATTCTTAAGCTCCATAGAACCGATCAGCGGTGGACGGACAAGCTTCTCAACAGCCTCGGCTAGACGACGAGTCATGACCTGTAGCTGCATGATGTCCGGGAGGACGTCCATACCGACAGAACGGCCATACGCATCATTGCTCTGAGTCGACCAACGAGAAGCAGTAAATGGCTGGTCTACGAAACCACGAAGAGACAATGGAGATCCGGCATTGCTGCCAAAGACCCAATACGCTTCTCTCCAAGCGAAGTTACCCGGAATCTTTCCAAAGCCTGTGACTTCAAAGTTAGGCTCAATCGCATGGGCAACCATACGTTCGACTTCTAAATTATTACCCTTTTCGGCCCAGAGCTTCTGAATATCAACTGGACACTTATCGACACCAAAGAAGCCAACCATTTGAGATACGGTCATGACGAATAATCGATACAGACCATCGACACGCCCAGTAGAGCTATTGCTTAGGAAGTACTCGCCAACAGTAGGATTGTAGCACCTGATGATATCCTTATCATCTTCGTAAATAATGTTAGGAGCAGTGCCAAAGGCAGAGATGTCTTCACACTCGACGGCAAAGGCATTATAGAAGTTACTGCCAGCAATGACGTTATACATCCGGTCTTCGGTCTCATCGAGCCACTGACGGGCTTCTGAGTCTAAGACTAGCTTCTTAATACCCGGAATGATCTTGAACCATGGACGGCTAGGCGAGGCAAGACCAGACATAAGTCCAGACGAGCAAATACGAAGGGCGTACGTACCAGTAGGGTCGGCGATACTACCGTTAAGTTCACGACCACGGGTCATGTTATTTGGAGTAGGCATGCCACCAGTACTCTGGGTCAGCCAAATACTTCTACGTGGCAGAAGGAACTGAGCTATGTCGGCCCAGTTTTGTGTCCACCAAGATTGTCTCCAGTTCCTAAGAGATACCAATCGGGTCTCCAAAGAGCTACGGAGCGGCTGCCATTTAGGGTCGATATCTGGAGGAGATACTTCAGAAGTCTCCATAGATAGTAACGATGGACTGGCTTTTTCATAATGAGCCTTATTGAAATCCTTAGCCATTAACCCCCCAACAGGGAAGTTTTAGCGGTCTTAGGGGCTTCAAGGCCTTGGGCTGAAGTCTTAATTGTATCTGATGCACCCATGCCTTCAGCGGCAGCAGCGGTATTTTTAGCGGTACCACCTGACTGCTGGACAGACATAGAGCCTAATGTGGCAGCATGGGCAGCCGGAGGTGGCAATGGAGCCATCGTAGGTGTTGGAGCCTTTGGCATAAGGAAGCCCATTACTTGTACATCCTTTCATGCTTCTTTTTCTTAGCCTTATCGGCTTTGTTAAAATCTTTACCAACAGACTGAGGAATACCAGCTTTTTTGGCAAACTCTTTACTGTGAGCTACTGCTCTCATGAATTTCTCTTGTTTGCTAGATACAGATGGCATCACGATACCTCGATCTGAGTTTCTTTAGAATTCTTAATAGCTTCACGTAATTGTCGAGACAGAATGATACAACCATCTGATGCAGTTTGATTCATTTTAAAATTATCTCCGTGGATAAAGAATCCACCACGACCAAAAGTGTCTTGATCTGTCGGACGAAGAGCGGCGACGCAGACACCTAGATGATGATCGTCGAACCAGATACCGATTTCCCAGACACCTTTCGGTATAGGTCCTAGATTATGAACCATCTGGAGTTTAGGATTATTCAACCCTTGTCCATGACCGGCGTAGCCTTTACCTACGGGTTCACCGCCATGGGAAAGAATCCCAGTGGCTTGAACGTATACCCAACCTAGATTCATTACTGATACTTGACTAGGAGCTGATAAAGAGAGGCAGTACCGGCTGTGTCATTAAACGCACGGAATGTAGCACCAGTAGCAGGAACAAGACCTAATGTACAGTACCACTTCGGGACAGTCGTAGCGGCGAACGTGCTAGTCGAGACACCGACACCACCGTCATAGAAGTCTACCTTGAAGTTACCAGCAGTCGCCTTCTTGACGAAGACGCACATATCGATAGTACCAACGATAGGACTACCTACGGATTGGTCGAAGTAGATTGCACCAGCAGCATTAGGAAGTTGGAACGAACCGTCTTTTACTACGACACTACTGGCATAACCACCAGTACCGATGGCATTGATGACATTAGGAGAGGCATTCGTGACTACTTTGTAGTCTAGAATTTGAGACGAAGTGCTGTTGAATGGGAACCCTCCTTCACCTCCGTTACCGAAGTGCGTAATGATAGCCGCAGTCGTACCGTTGACGTAGTAACGAGAGCCAGCACCGGCATTAAACAATGCACCACCGGAGAGGCTTGCAGCACCGCCGTTACCTGTTACAGTAAGAGTGTAGAGTTGTTCATTGACACAGAGCCAGTTAGTCGGAGACGCCGTGAAGTTATTGTCACTGATAGTGACGTTGAGCGCACCAGTTTCGATATCGATACCACAAGCGATAGCGTTAGCACCCTCGAAGAAGTTCTTCGTGATGAAGGCACTTCTGGCTGAACTCCAGATATAAGCACCGACACCGGCCTGAGGATGGAGGAATTCTACGTTATCGACGTAGTTATAGTTACCGAAGGTGCTTCTTGTCTGGAGGTGGACCATATGACCGGTAGTACCGACGATACGAACCATCTCTTTACGACCGATATGAGGACCGTCGCAGCCTTCAAGATCGATACCGATGGCACCGCCTTGGATTTCGACGCCATCGATAGCGGCATCGAAACACTTCGACATCTGGATAGTCGCTACAGTCGTGCCACCGAAGAGAACGTGGTCAATGACAGGACGGAACATATACGCCTGAGTCGTGTTATCATCGGTGAAACCACCGGCGATACTGTTGTACTGAACGGCATAACTAGACAAACCGCACTGGATTTGCATATCATGAAGCTCAGGACCTTTTACTTGTGCAGTACTATTCGCATTCTGAAGCTTGAAGCAGACAGAAGGAAACGTACCACTGAGAAGCTGTCCAATGATGACAGAGCCACTCTTGTCAGAAGAAGGGATTACACCACTGATACCCTGACCAATGCCTTTTACGATAACACCGGGAGCCATAGTAATAGTCGTCCCAATATTCGAGATACCACCCGGAGCGGTCAGGCTGTAGCCATTCGCATTTGCGGCGGTGAAGGCGTTAGTCCACTTAGGGCCGTCGTCATTGTTACTTGGATAGTCGAAATAAGCACCGAAGTCAGTTACGTCTACAGTGTTATTCTGTACTTGTAGCTGCCAGCAGCCTGTACCGATACCGGAAAGCTTACTGATACCATCGGCAGTACAAGGGGTGACCCACTTGTAATGCTTAGCAGGACCGACATCGGCATTGTACTTCAAAGCCTTGACGTAAGGATACTGAAGACCAGGGATGTTAGCCTGCATGATAGCGACAGTAGCGACTACAGTTTCAACGGTGTTACCCTGAACCTGAGCGGCAGCAGGAGTCGCTAATCCAGCGATTAAACCTAAAGCAAGGAGAAACTTTTTAAACATTAACGAACCCGTCTTGCACCGATGAAACCAAACCCTGAACATGTCCCAGATGCGAAGTCACATCTTCCGGTAAGATACACAGTCGTGGTCCCAGATAAACTAAGCCTCTGGATACCTACTGGACAACTTTGTTGGAGAGTTGAAGTGAGCCTAAAAATACAATATGAACCATTATTGGGGCTTGTAGGACTAGTATTCGAGGTTGTGCTTGTCCACCCTGACCATAGTGTATTAGAGATAGAAGGGGTAGTTTCTGTATAACCCCAGACATTCCAGTCACCAGCCGTGAGTGAAATACTCGTAATATTCAGTGCTGTAGCCGTTGTAAAAGAGACTGCTGAACCGACTAAAACAGTGCTTGAAACGAATTCACCAATATTACCGGCAGAGGCAGAATCGTTAGTAGTAGTACCGGGGATTTGACCAGTCGTAGCACGACCAGTGGCAGTCGGGACAATCGGACCCGGGCCTACGACTTGAGCGATACTGGCTGTACTATACGCGATAGAAAGAGCTAGAGCTAGAAGGAGTTTCTTCATTAGTTCAGACCATACCCGGAGAATGGATGAGAAGAATCAGAAGTGATGACAGACACAGCAGCAGCGGAAGGGGATACGGTATAACTCTGGCCGGGGAGGATACAAGTCGTATCACCCGAAGAGGTAGTGCCTGTCGCCGTACCGATTTCGTTTATACAGAGATTGATAGTAGCACCGACAGGGTTCAGAAGGAAACCGCCAGCAGTTCTATGACCAGCGGTTAAAGCTGTAACAGCAGTACCACCAGTTGTAACTGTCTTGACATCTAAGGTGACTAGAGTCCTAGCAGCAGGAGACATATTTGTGACAGAACCAGTATTAGTCACGACACCATTAGTCGTACCGGGAGTTGTCTGATTAATGCTGACGCTAGGGGAGGGAAAGCTAACTTGAGAAGTTCCAGAAGAACCATTCAAAGTGATGACCGCAGTACCAGTGACAGCGGCAAGGCCTGTGATACGAAACTTCTTATGCCCATTGACTTCAATCTGCCAGATACCAGTACTGGCTGAAGGGATAGTCGTGGAGTAAACACCAGTAGCCATGTTTTGAAGAACAGCACTACCCTGTGTGATCCAAGTCGTCCCATCGGTAGTTACCTGAGGGGACAATGCACCAGTATAAGTACCAGTGACCTGAATCGTAACAGTACCAATACTGTTAGTAAAGATTTCAACGGCAGAGCCAGTTGTTGCAACGCCAGCAGGAACTAAATTCTGAGTCGTAATTGAACCAGTTACTGAGACATCTGAAAAGGAGTTGAAACATACTGTGCTGCCAGACGGACAACCAGAAGTTGATAAATACCCGGGAAGGACTTGAGCAGCAGTAGACTGAGCAAGAGAGGGTAAAGAAGCCCCCAAGGCAAAAGCCAAGGAAGCCAGAGCGAATAGAAGCTTCTTAATCATTACTGAGCCTTTAATGAGTTAGAGAGACCCTGATACGCAGCTTCAACGGCTACTTCAACAAGGGAGACTGCAACAGCCTTACCAGAGACCTTAAGCGTACCAGTGACATTATTTACGGCAGAGTTAAACTTTTCTTGACCGGACAGCACCTTAGGCACTTCAGCCATGACAGCAGCAAGAGCAATCTGGGCAATTTCCTTAGCTGACGCAGCAGCAATAGGCCGTAGGAAGTTTACAAAAGATCTTAGAAGATTCTTAAACATCATGTTTTCTTTCTAGAATAATTTTAGTATATGCATGTTCTTGGATCGTAGAAATGACGCTCCACCCTTCTTGACCCATTGAATTCATGGCCGGGATGAGGTCTTCAACGTGATCGTGAGCTAGGATGGTATATTCATACTTAAGCAAGGATGCGATCTCTCGATAATGGGTTATAGTCGTATGTATGACTCCCTGACTTGGTAAAAGGGGACAAGTCCCGCTTCTTATCAATAGGAAGGGCAAAAGTAAGCATCAAGGCGTCCATGTGATCGGGTGAGTACCCAAGTTTGGCCTTAATGTCTTCTTTTGGCTCGATTATGAGCTTATCGTTCTTAAAAGTATAAGTCGTCTGAGTCAGAGCTGCTACTAGTTCGTCACACTTAGGAAGGGCACCGCCCTTTTTGATGTACTCGACAAGCTTAAAGGCCATCTCGGCCCGTTTATTAGCAAATTGAGGGTCTGAAGACGACTCAGAGAAATGGATACCAATAGGATCTTTGCCTAGTCTTTGTAGATTATCGATCCAACTAGCACCAAATCCACCGGTATTATCGATGAAACAGCCGTCTACGTCCCATTCATTCCACTTCCTTAGGGTAATCTCAGCACCTTGAGTGCCGTTCAGACCACGATACTGAATTGGAGTAAAGACTTGAAGACCTTGTCTGGGGAAGATAATGCTACTGTCGTCACCAAATCGGGCTACGTCGATGCCTAGGAGGCGAGGGAATTGGTCAAAGTCAGGCTCCCGGTACCGTCTGTCTTGGGCCTCACGGACGTCCTCAGGGCCTATCAGAGCATTCATGCTTGAAGGTGGGAACTGACCGAAGACGTTTACGAGGACCCAAGGGTTATCTCGGCCATAAGATGCGATCTGCTGCTGGGCCCATTCGACACGGACACGAGGAGACCGCTTAGGGCTGTCAGGATCAGAAGTGATTTCTACTACGTGCCAACGATCCTTATCGGAAGTACATGCACGGTACAACGGACCTTCTAGGTGGGTCGGGTTACCAGCCTGAACGATGTGGCCTTCCTTACAGGAAGACAAAGCTGCTTCAGCAGAGGCCATGATAGCGTCTGGCATGCCACCTGATTCGTCAAGAAGGAACATGATGTAGTCGGCGTGGAGTCCGGCTAGGGTGTTACCTAAAGCATTCGGATCAGCAGACTTACTCCACGAACGGGCAGCCATCCACCAAGTCTCAGGAAAGTCATTATTAAAGATACGTTCCTTTTGCCAAGTGAACGTCGACTTAATCAGAGGGGACATTTCCCTCCATTTAGCCATCTCGGTCCAGAGACCGTCTCGGAGGTTATCCCCTGAGATACTAGTAGCGGCAATCTTAGGAAACGGCCTTGTGACTAGGAAGTTCCAAGCAAGCCAAGCTTCGATGCAGGACTTACCGGGACCCTTACTCGCCTTCATGGCAATTCGTTGGTTATGAGGGAATGCTCTTAGGACTTCATCCTGCCATGGGTCAGGGACGGCTCCAAAGACTTCACGGACGAATACATCTGGACGTTCTCTCCAGAGTTTAATCTTACTCGCTGCAAGCTTAGTCAATTAGTCAGCTTCTGGCTTAAAGGAAGCCTCGATGAGTTCTACGAGGGAGCCAGTGTGCTCGACCTCTACCCTATCCTTCAGGATACCCATAGACTTGGCAATCAATGACAGGGCGGCGATCTTGTCGGAATTACGGATAGTCTTGACAGAAGTTGTCTTGGCCTTCTTGCCACCGGCAGCCGTGGTCGTGACATTGATCTCGGAGGTATCATTAGGATCGACTACGATCTCGTCTGAACCGTCTTCTCCGACTACGACCTTGCTACCGGGCTTAGCGAAGGCGATGTTACTTAATTCCTGCATGACTCGGAGGGCAGTGATACCCAGAGAAAGGGCGGCTTCTTTATTCGCCTCCTCGATCATCTGCTTCACGAGGGGATGTTTGAGCATACGAGTCGCAGCCTCGCAGGCACCCGAGTGGGCGTAGCCTGCACGGACGGCGGCACCTGTCTTCGAAGAAGGGTCTTTGATGTACTCTTCAGCGAATTTAAGCTGTGTCTCGTTTAAATAATCAGCAGGCACTAATTGTTTCCTTGATCTAGGACCTTGGGCTTATTACCATCAATTATGTTCTGAATAAAGCTCACAAGAGGTTTATTCTTATCATGCTGAGCAGCCTTGATGAAGTCTTTCATACTAGCGGCATATTCGGCACCTGTCTGACCGTAGTCATTCTTTCCGGTTCCGTTCCAGACTTCGGCAAGAGGCTTTCCAGTCTTCTTAGCTACTTTATCTTTATTGGCAAGACGGACGGCAAACATTCTAGCGTCGTCAAGAATAGGCTGTCCTTTTCCACCTGTTGAAGGGAATTCCTCTTTTGACATCTTGTCCCAGAGGTCTTTATCACCCTTCATATCAGGATCATAAGGAGAGTCTTTTCCGTCTCTTAGTTTGACTTCATTGACACCAAGATTGTCACGACCCTCCTTGAGGGCAAGAGCGGCTATCTCGTGTGCAGGAAGTTGAGGGACTCCATGCTTCTCACCGATCACCATACCATGCACCATATTTGCCAAGTAGCGGGCATTAAATGTATGAGGCTTAGTCTCTAGAAAGTCTTTACCACCGGACTTGTTCTTAGGGTCGGCACGGTATCCAGAAATCTCGTCGAGAGTAGTGGCTTCTGGGAGTAGGTTGATACTTACCGGCTTAGTCTCAGGGCCCATCGTGGGGTATAGTTTATCGAAGATACCCATTATGACCTTGGGTCCTTTTTACTTCCATCTTTATTACGAGCGTATGACCGATTCGCCTTGCGGGAGCCTATGGCCCAATTCTTAGGATTGTTATCCAGAGCATTCCCATTCTTGTGTTCTACGTCCTTGCCGTCGCCCTTGTGGGCCTTACCGTCGTGGATCATGTGGGCACGGGCCAGATTTCGGTTCTCACGCTTCTGGACCTGTATCGGATCTTTCTGATACTTAGCCTGAGCCTTCCGATGGGACACCTTGGCCTTAGCTGTCTCCCACCGTTTCAGTGTCACTTCTTGTTCCGAGATGAAATGGCTGCTGCCTTGGACTTAGCGTCTGCCTTACTGGACGCACCCCAAGCCTTGAGGGACAAGGCGAGACGAGTCGGCTCACCATTCTTCTCCATTGGACCGGGCATGCTGCCCATGCGGGCGAGGAACGAAGCACGGCGAGGGTTGTCGCCTGACTTGACCGGAGGCTTAAGTGTACCACCAGTCTCAGACTTATAAGAAGACCGACCCTTGGCGTTTAGTCCGCCCTTAGGATTCTTGCCTTCACTGCGTGTCCAAGCTGCTGTCATGGGACCTCAAGAGCCGCTGTGCGGCGTGTGCTCTAACGAGCTAGACGAAAAAGAGTGCACTGTCTGTAGGACAGAGTGGTTCATTCATTGGCGGATCGATTAAACTATCTATCTTCTTCTTAATCAGTAGTTGATAATTACTAATTAGTAATACTAATCAGAAGTAAGACAATCTAGTAATGTATTCAATATAACAGTATTATACCACGCCAAGACTTAGTTGTCAAGAAGAATCTTATTTGCCTGTGTTTTCAAGGACTTCCGCGAGTCGGGTCTTTTTGCGCTTGATCGACAGCTTCAGCAGGATCTCGTGCTTATTCTCTTTGTAGTACTTCTTGTTGTACTTCTTACGGTACGCCCGAGTCCGTTCCCGGATTCGATCCTTGTTCTTGTGGTAGTACTCTTTGGCATAGCCTTCATATGTTGACATGTTGTCCTTCTAGCGTCCGGTACGGAGTTTATAGTTGATAAATAATACGTTAAGGTATAATTCTTGTCTATGTATATATTGAGATATAATTTTTAGACAAGAGACCTGAAACTATATTATAACATATAACGCGACAGAAATCAAGAGGATAATTCTTATTTTATATATAACTTGTTAAGGTAGTATATCCTAAATGCTTGATTTAATTGGGTTATATCCCGGAGGTGAGGTTTAGGCAACACGCTCCTCGCTGGCCCCCTCCCCCGGGGGGTCCTATGCCAGATAAGGCACCATCTAAGGCGGGACGGTCCCCCTATAGAGCCCCCTTTGGGGCAAGGAAACTGCGTTCTAAGATTCATCAATGATATCAATCACTTAGCAGGGGGTGTACCTGGACAATTCGGGGTAAACCCTTGATATCATTGCCGGATTTACTCTCTAGGTTTGCGTCAAAAAGCCCTCATGGGCTCTTGGGGGGGTGTTAGCTCCATCCCGAATACCTCAACAATATCAAAGACTTCCCGTTGTAATAATTCGTGATTAGACTGCCCGTTAGAACTCTGGCTTACCCAATTTGCCGCCGATTTGTGCGGTTTTTACCCCTCTTAGGGGCTCTTTAAGGGAAAACACTATGTCGAACGCCAAAAAAACCAGCAAGGTCCTGCCCGATTTGTCCCAAATGGCGACTCAGTTTGCCGCTATGCAGACCGCCCTTGCAGCCTTATCCGCGGAGAATGAAACGCTAAAGAAGACAGGCGGTAAGACCGATAGCATCACCCTTGGCGACTATCAGGGTCACGCTACCGTCACTTTCGCTTTGGCCGGTAAGCGGCCCTTTTATATCAGCGTCAACAAGCTCAAGGGGATTTTCGCTAACGAAAAGACCGTGAAGGCCCTCATCGCCGGGAAGTAATCCCGATTTTAACTGGCCCCTTAGGTGCAAACCTAGGGGGCCTTTTTTTTGCCTAGTCGATACCCACCAAACAGGGTGATCCTAGGCCCCCAAACCTCCATCCTAAGACATTCTAAGGCACCCTACAGGCGCAAGCCGTACCTGTCTGGTACGAGTATAGCGGCCAGCCTAGGGGAGCCCCTGTACAGCCCGGACATACCGGGAACACATTATGGGCAATCCCATCTAAGGCACCCATCTAAGGCACCCATCTAAGGCACCCATCTAAGGCACCCATCTAAGGCACCTAAGACAACCCTTAGTACCCCATGCTTACGAAGTAACATCGCCAAGCCGGGAACATCAGTCATGACGCGCTTAATCC